ACTATCTGGCTTGCAGGACTTCTCGTATCAGATGGAATGCCTACAGGTATTACAAAACAGATTGCAATGATTCATACTGGCGTAAACCTTTTAATGGCCATTACTCTACTTCCATTTGCACACCAAATCGCAAGGTTCATGTCACGTTTCTAATACCTATATATTCTATGGGGTGGAAGACCCCATAGAAAGGTGAAATATGGAATATATTTTAAGTACATTCCTACTTCTATTTTCGGGAATCCTAGTGTTCTTTATGGCCGCAGGGTTTTCGATGTTAGAGGCAGGGATGGTTAGGACAAAGAATACCACAGCTATTTTGACGAAAAATATCTGTCTGTATTCTCTAAGTTGCCTTGCATTCTTTGTGTGTGGTTACTTTTTAATGTATGGTCCCATGTCGGATGGTGATCATGCTGGTACATCAGACTTCTTTTTTCAAGTAGTCTTTGTTGCAACTGCAGCCTCTATAATCTCAGGAACAATTGCAGAACGAATGAAGTTCTGGCCATTTATGGTTTTTGTTGCGATTCTCGCAGGAGTCATCTATCCAATCCAAGGATCTTGGACATGGGGTGGAGGTTTTCTGTCTGAAATGGGATTCTCTGATTTTGCAGGATCAACCATAGTCCATTCAGTCGGTGGATGGGCCGCACTTGCAGGAGTTTTACTTCTGGGTGCAAGAACTGGAAAGTACAAAGAAGACGGAACAGTTAATTATATCCCACCTTCAAATCTACCACTTGCCACGTTGGGAACATTTGTTCTCTGGTTTGGTTGGTTTGGATTTAATGGTGGTTCTCAACTTGCAATGGGAACTAAGGAAGATGTAAATGCAATCGCAAACGTGATTCTGAATACGAACATGGCTGCGTGTGCAGGAGCAGTTCTTGCCGCCATTGCAACTCAATTACTCTACAAAAAAGTAGATCTCACAATGATTCTTAATGGTGCATTAGCAGGATTGGTATCAATTACTGCTGGGCCCGATTATCCAACTATGACTACAGCAATCCTAATTGGTGCAATTGGTTCAAGTCTTTGCTTGATCGCAATTCCACTTCTTGACAAGGTTAAGATTGATGATCCAGTAGGTGCATTATCTGTTCATTTAGTAGCAGGAGTTTGGGGTACTCTGGCAGTAGGAATATTTGGTGAAGCATCCTTATTGACACAATTACAAGGTATATTGATAATTGGTGGATTTACTTTTATTTCTAGTCTCGTAGTCTGGAAAGTAATTCAGTTAGTCATGGGACTCAGAGTTTCACTAGAAGACGAAACTCAGGGCATCGACATTGCAGAATTTGGTATCTCAGCTTACAGTATGGAGTACAAAGAGAATCCTGCATAAAAGACTTGACTTTTGTGATGTAATATTGTAATCTAACTATGTTAGGGTTGATGTGAAAAATCCTCTAGAGGAATCTAAAGAACTAGTAGAACAAGGGCTCGGAACTATCCAACAGATTTACGTTGGTGGTTCTGAGTTTGAGACTTGGTTCATATATAGTGGTAAGAGTGTAATTCATTTAGGTGACTTGACTCTTGAAAATGGTGATATGTACGATTTAACCTATTGGAGCTACGATGAATAAGAAACCACCCGATCCTCTTATTGAAAGACTCAAGAAAGAGAAAGATCCAGATAAAGTGATTTTCTATTTGGTGACAGAATTGAAACGGCTTCGTGCTATGATTCGCACAATGAAAGAAGATCAACATATATCTAAACAACAATGGGCTGTTCGCAAAACAGAACGCAATGGCGATCTCCCATACATTCCCCTGCCTGGTGAACACGATTTGTAAAAAAGACTTGACATTTAGATATTCCTATTATATACTATGCTATGATGATGAGTGGTCAAAGATTCAGTAATTTCTCTCTTGCGAGATTAGAGGCTCAAAGAGTCGCAGATGAGTTGGAATGTAATGTTCCAATTTACTCCAAGGGATATTACTACTATCACTGGACAGGTGATGATTTGATCGAATGGGTTAAACCTAATATTGAGGATTGTGATGGCTATTAAGCGCAAGATCAGTGAAGAACGTAAACAACAACTACGTGACCAGTTAGAGAAGGCACGTGCCAATCGTAAACCTGCTGAGTACAAGAGTATCCATTCGTCTGTACTTGCACTTCCAGATGAGGACAACTACTCATTCAAGAATGTTAAGGAATGGATTAAGGAGTCTAAGGAACAAGTAGCTGCGTTTAATAAGGTCGCTAGAAGTTTCAGGAGTACTCCACAAGATAAACAACGTGCATCCAATGATGCAGATGCGAAAAAAGCATACATAAGATACTGTGAACATTACCTGAAAACTGGTGATTGGATCGGTCTTAAATCTGGAAAAAATGAGGAACATATTGTGATACCTAAGTGTATTGCAATGGCCTACAATCCAGATGGTACACCCAAACGAACTGTAGGAGTCTATTATCCAGATCTCCATGCCGTATGGACAAAGGAGATGGAAAATGGGCAAAGTACTGAACTTCCCTACTAATTATAAACCAGACAATCCCCCAGAAGTTGATATTCAAGCCGCAGAGACTAGAGAAAACTTTGCATGGTGTGAACAACTTGCTGAGGGATTGACTTATGGTGTATTACTGAATCTTCAGAAGAATGGTGTAAACATTGTCAATGAAGAGACAATAATACAATTATCGTTTTTGGGTGAGTGTATCAAATCAGTTGTATACAATGAACGTGATATACAACACCCATTGCAAGACTTAGCTGCAAGATTTATTACTCTTGAGAAATCAACCACTAATAAAGGTGAACCTGCTATCAAAGGAAATTTCGATGTTTTAATGATGAATGAATGGATGGAACAGGTTGAGTTGTCTTTAGAAGACGATGAACCAGATCCACCTATTGCAGTCTAATGCTGATGTAGCTCAGTTGGTAGAGCAGGAGTTTTGTAAACTTCAGGCCGTAGGTTCAAATCCTATCATCAGCTCCATTCCCCGATAACTCAGTTGGTAGAGTGGGTGACTGTTAATCACCTTGTCGCTGGTTCGAGTCCAGCTCGGGGAGCCAACCTAGTTTCATTATGAAAGGAATTATGAAACAATCACATATCTATATCTTAATCGCCACAGTATTGTCTCTGGCGTTATCTATCTGGTTATTCTTTTTTATGGATCACTATGATGCAAAACTCTACGGAATCTATGTCGGTCTTTGGGTTCCTTCCATTCTTGGAGCCTTTCAAGTAATTGAGTCGGGTAAAGAAAATGGAACTGAGTGATTTTTTTAATGATCCCAATAGTGCCGTAATCTTTGGTTGCGGTATTGGGGTATCTGCAATTTTTCTTATCGGTATAACCAAAGCACTATACGGGCCTAAAAAATGATTTTTATGATGATGTTTATCGCCATGGTAATTGTGGCGGTTATTTCTCTAACTTCTCTGGCATACTATGCAGTATGGCCCAAGAAGAAAATTCAGCATAATAAATGTCATACTGACAACATGAAGATTAAAGATCTTCATGGCCACACTGAACCTCATGTATAATTATGATATTAGTTGATTTATCTCAAATAATGATGGCATCTACTATGATGTCAATGGAGAAGGGACAGACAGAAGCAGATGTAGATTTTATTCGTCATTCTGTACTGAACAGTCTCCGTATGTATCGGTCAAAGTATACTGAAGAATATGGTGAACTGGTAATTTGTTGTGATTCTCCCCATTCATGGAGAAGAGATCATTTTCCTCAATACAAGGCTGGTCGAAAGTCAAGTAGAGATTCATCTTCTCTCAACTGGAATCAGATCTTTGATTGTTTCAATACTATCAAGACAGAACTCAAGACTATCTTTCCATATAAATTCATACAAGTGGAAGGTGCTGAGGCTGATGACATTATTGGTATGTTATCTAGAACTTCACCTACTGATGAGAAGGTGATGATTATTTCAAGTGATAAGGATTTCATTCAATTACAGCAGTATGATAATGTGTATCAATGGAGTCCTGTTACTAAGAAACTAGTCAATGGAATTGAACCTCATGGATACTTGTTTGAACACATTCTAAGAGGTGACAAGAGTGATGGCATTCCAAATGTCTTATCGAAAGACAATTCTATTGTAGATGGTGTTCGTCAAAAACCTATCACCAAAAAGTATGTGGAAAACTTTGTGATGCATAATGCTGAACTAAGTGGTAGAACAGATGAGGAGATTCGTAATTTTCATCGAAATAAAAAACTTATAGATCTGAATGAAACTCCACCAACTCTTTGTAATGAGATCTGGGATGAGTATCAGAAAGAACCAGTAGGCCAACGAAGAGATCTACTGAACTTCTTTGTAGAGAAGAAGCTTAATAATTTAATCGAAACCATAGGAGAATTTTAATATGGCAGTACAAAATATAGTAAACAGTAATTGGACTCCAAACGATCCAGTTCCAAGTGTAAAGGTAAGAACTCCTTTACTCTCAGAAGTTTTTAAGAAGGTTAATAATGCAAAAACAAAACCTCAAAAAATAAAGGTTCTGAAAGAAAATGACTCACCAGCTCTTAGAGCTATCTGTAAGTGGTCATTTGATCCTAATATATTGTCAGCTGTTCCAGAAGGTGTTCCCCCATATATTCCTAATGAGGCCCCAGAAGGAACTGAACATGCTAGATTGTCTACTGAACATAGTAAACTTTATTATTACATAAAGGGTGGTCATGATAAGATTCAGTCAGTAAAACGTGAATCAATGTTTGTTCAGTTATTAGAGGCACTTCATCCTTCAGAGGCTGAAGTCCTTTTACATACAAAGGATAAACAATTACATAGAGTTTACAAAGGACTCTCTGATGCAGTTGTCAAAGAAGCTTTTGGTTGGAACGATGACTACCAAAGAAAAGATGTATAAATATAATACAATCTTTTTTTAGGGAGTCTTAAATGCAAATCCAATGTCGGGGATGTGACTGCGGCAACCTAGCCTCATTGTAAAAATCCCCCTCTGACAATTTAGCAATGTTTTTCGGTTAAACGATCCGCCGAAGTGAATTATTATGTTCCCTACTATTATTATAGAGATTGAGGATCATCAAGAACAAGGTTATATGAAACATATTTTCATAAGCATTGTTTTGTTATTTTCGTTGACAATATTTGCAGA